AATTTCTCCGGGGGGACTTTTTTGGGAGACAATCCACTTTCCCATAGGTCCCACTCGGTAATATTTTACAGGTTTTCTGTAAAGTGTTCATTAAGGCTACACTGGTTGGTATGTTTTTTTTTAACTAATTAGCTCCCAAAGCAACATAATCCACCTTTATTAGTCTCCTAGATTTGTAAGAAACCAAATCTCCTTTCGCATTTTTGGCATTCCTTCTAGTGTAGCCCTAATGAGCACTTTACGAAACTATATTCAAAGTCTATCAATAGTAACAGAAAGGAGGACTAATGATGGCTAAGACCAATTCGAAACTTACTGAAAGGAAGTCAAGACCAGCATTGACTCCTGAAGCGAGAGAGAACCAGATGATTGCTCTAGCAGTCGACCTTGCGGAACAACAACTCAGGGATGGTTCAGCGTCCTCGCAAGTTATTACTCACTACTTGAAACTAGCTTCGACTAAAGAACGAATAGAGAAAGAAATTCTCATGAAGCAGAAGGAGCTCATCACAGCTAAAACAGAGTCTCTTAAGTCTGCTAAGAAAGTTGAAGAGCTTTATGCTAGCGCGCTGGATGCTATGCGTGAATACGGTGGAGGTGGTCACTAGTGACTATTAGACGATATTCCGAGCTCATCAAACTACCGACTTTCGAAGAGCGTTTTAGATACCTCAAACTTAATGGTGTCGTAGCTCACTCCACATTCGGAGGAAATCGGTACCTAAACCAAGAGTTCTATAAATCTGCCAACTGGCTTGAAGTCAGAGACTACGTTATTGTTCGTGATAACGGATTCGACTTAGGTGTAGAGTTCGACGATTACCGGATTCCCGGAACTATAATCGTACACCATATGAACCCAATCACGATTGATGACATAATCAACCAGACAGAATTTTTATTGAACCCAGACTACCTCATTTCTGTAAGTCTGAGAACCCACAATGGGATTCACTACGGAGACGAGAGTATTCTAAAACCAGCGTTCGTTGAGCGCAAACCATGGGACACATGTCCATGGAAACAACAAGGAGGAATGTAAATGGCAACAGTTTATGAAATGAATGCAAGTGCTGAGTACTTAGCAGACAATGGTATCGGAGCTGACCACGATGGTTACTTCGGTTCTCAATGCGTAGACTTAATCAACTACTTACTATACAAACACTTCGGTGTTGAACTAGGCGGTAATGCTATCGACCTATTAGACGCAGCTGCAAATGCTGGATTAAACGTAGTGTATGACGCTCCAGGACTTGCGCCACAAGCAGGAGCATTTTTCGTAATGGAAACTTACGCGCACCCTTATGGTCACACTGGTTACGTATACCAAGATTCAGACGGGTACACTCTTAAGACTATCGAACAAAATGTTGACGGTAATGCGGACTACTTAGAAAACGGTGGACCAGCTCGTTACTGCACTCGTAACTTCCAAGAGTCTTGGGGTAAAGTAATCGGATGGTTCTATCCAAACTACGATGAGTCTACTCGAAATACACAAGTGCAAGAACAAGTGTCAGAAGCACCTGCCGAAGGTAAACTTAAAGATGAAGACGGAACTATGGCTGTTACAGTATCTGCTGTAAACGTACGTACAGCTCCATCTACATCAGCTGAAGTAGTTGCAGTGTATGACGAAGGGGAAGAATTCCGCTATGACTCAGTATATTCTGCTGAAGGATACATCTGGGTATCATACATTGGACAATCAGGTGAGCGTCGCTACGTAGCTGCCGGAGTTGCAAACTCTAGCGGTAACGCAAACGTAGAACCTTACGGAACTTTCTACTAGGATGTGATTAAGGATGGTAAATCAAAATACAAATAGCATTCTAGACTCAACCAAGAAACTATTAAGTATTCCGTTGGAGAGTGACTACTTTGACCACGACGTTCTAACGTACATCAACTCAGCATTCTCCACACTGAAACAACTCGGTGCTAAGATTCCATCCGATTTCTACGTATCAGATTCGACTTCTACTTGGGATGATATTGGGGGCAATCCTGACGTCATCCCACACATTAGAAGTTATGTATACTTGAAAGTTAGGATGATATTCGACCCACCTACTGGTGGAGTTAAAGAAGCCTACGACAACCAAATCAAGGAACTTGAGTGGCGTATTAATTCCGAAGACGATATTCACAGCAAAGGTGATAACCCTATATCTGGACCTAAAGTTGTTGAAGGACCTCCAGGACCAGCCGGACCTCAGGGTATTCCAGGGGAACGTGGACCAATGGGACCTCCAGGGCCAGCCGGACCTAAAGGCGATAAAGGTAATGATGGTCGCGACGGACAAACTGGACCTATGGGACTCCAAGGACTCCAAGGAGTTCCCGGTGAACGAGGACCGAAAGGTGAAGATGGCTTACCTGGCGCTACTGGACCACAGGGCTTACAAGGACCTCCAGGACCACAGGGCTTACAAGGACCTCCAGGACCGAAGGGTGATAACGGAGAGATGGGGCCGACTGGACCTATGGGTATTCAAGGGCCTCCAGGACCAGCCGGAGAAAACGGACAAACTGGACCTATGGGACCCCAAGGATTACAAGGAGTTCCCGGTGAACGTGGGCCTAAGGGCGAAGACGGACAGCCTGGACAAAAAGGTGATATCGGACCAATGGGACCTCCAGGACCGAAAGGTGAAAATGGCTTACCTGGCGCTACTGGACCAGCCGGACCTCCGGGACCTAAAGGCGATCGAGGTGAAACTGGGGAACGTGGACCTGCCGGATCTGATGGATTAGACGGGGTAACTGGACCACAAGGACCTATGGGACCTCCGGGGCCTAAAGGAGTTGACGGTGTCGGTATCCCACAAACACTATCGCTTAGTGGTAACACACTAACGCTATCTCATGGTGGCGGAACAGTTACTTTACCAGCTTCAGGTCAAAATGGACCAGCTACTCCAACTACTTCGTCTAGTGAACTTACTGGTACTGGTATGCCGAATGGTAAAGTCGAGGGTAAACTAGGTCAGACATATGTTGACACAGCCAAGACTAATGGCGCCTTGAAATGGATTAAACGAACTCCTTCAGGTAACACAGGTTGGGCTGTATTAGATGGGGATACTGGTTGGAAGACACTAAATTCAACTTCGAAACTTGGAGCCTCATACGTAAAGGTACGAAGAATTAATGACATTGTACAATTGCAATTCGGTGGTTTACAATGGGGTTGGTTCGGTATTATTCGACGTGGCGGTCTTGGGTTCGTGGCGCATCCGGGAAACCGTGAAAAGAAAGTGTTCATCTTAACAAATGGACAAATGCCTTATGGATACAGAACAGCCACTTCGTTAATCGGACCGATTTATAACGACGATGGAGTATCTTACGGTACATGGTATCTTGGGGGTTACGGAGACGCAAACCACTTACGTTTCCAATTCTTAGAACCGATACCAGCAGACAAAGACATCGGTGATATCAGGGTTTCTAACATAAGTTATTTCACAGATGACCCTTGGCCAACAAATTAAGGAGGTGACGATATTAAATGAACAGTAATGAATTAAAGCACTATGGTATCCTTGGGATGAAATGGGGACGTCGTAAAGGCAAATCTGTCGTTTCGTCACCAGGGGGTAAACATCATGATTATTTGGAGGCTCATACTAAAGAGTCTTACAAATCTATGAGCACTAAAAAGCTCAAACAAATTAATGAGCGACTACAAGCTGAGAAGACTTACAAAGAACTTACTTCTAAACAGAAGAAGAAAGGTAAGAGCTGGATTACTAATACACTTAAGAATGTGGGTAGTCAACAGTTAGGTAATGCACTTAACAAGTATGTTGTTCCAGCAGCATTCTCGTTTGTAGCATCTGCCGCAGCAGCTTATGCTACTAGCGGTCGTAGTGGCGGTGGAGGATATTCTCGAACTGTTAAAGCAGCTCGTAAAGCTTACACTCAGAAACTACTAAACTAATTTTATAAAGGTGGTAACAATACATGGTATTATCAAACACTGCTGTTCCAAAGTATTACGGGCAGTTTAGAGAGGCGGTTATGCGTGGCGATATCGCCGTTAACGAATTTATTTCGTTAGAGATGAACCGTATCGATGCTAATATAGCAAACCCCGGTATTTATTACGATGACGAAGCAGTTGAGGGTTTTATTAAGTATTGCGAAAATGAGTCGACCTTAACCGACGGTCGTGATTTGACCCTACTGGATTCGTTCAAACTTTGGGCGGAACAACTTTACGGTTGGTATTATTTCGAAGAACGAAGCGTATATGAACCAAATCCTGATGGTCATGGTGGTAAGTATGTCACCAAATCTTTCAAACGAAGATTAATCAACCGTCAGTTTATTATTCTAGCTCGTGGTGGGGCAAAATCAATGTACGCCTCATTTGTACAGAGCTATCACTTAAATGTCGACACATCTACCACATTACAAGTAGCGACAGCTCCTACAATGCGTCAAGCTGAGGAGGTATTATCTCCGATTCGTACAGCTATCACTAGAGCTAAAGGGCCTCTGTTCAAATTCTTGACAGAAGGTTCACTACAGAACACCACTGGGTCCAGAGCCAACCGTGTTAAGTTAGCATCAACTAAAAAAGGGATAGAGAACTTCTTAACTGGCTCAATGGTCGAGATTCGTCCAATGACTGTAGACAAACTACAAGGTCTTCGTAACAAGATTACGACGATCGACGAATGGCTCTCTGGTGATATTCGAGAAGACGTGTTCGGAGCTATCGAACAAGGGGCGTCTAAGATTCCAGACTACGTAATCGTAGCAATCAGTTCAGAAGGTACCGTTCGTAATGGTATCGGAGACTCAATCAAAATGGAATTACTAGACATCTTGCGTGGTGACTATGTTCAACCACACACATCTATCTGGTATTACAGACTAGATGATATTAACGAGGTAGCTCATCCTGAGATGTGGGTGAAAGCTAATCCGAATATTGGTAAGACAGTATCTTACGAAACTTATCACTTAGAAGTGGAGCGTATGGAGAAAGTTCCATCAAGTCGTAACGATATTCTTGCTAAACGTTTTGGTATCCCGATGGAAGGATACACATATTACTTCACATATGAAGAAACTATTCCGCATAGACCTAGAGATTATTGGCAAATGCCGTGCTCTATGGGAGTCGACTTATCTCAAGGGGATGACTTCTGTTCATTCACTTTCCTGTTTCCACTAAGCAATGGTGGGTTTGGGGTTAAGACTCGAAACTATATTTCTGAGTCAACGCTCATGAAACTCCCATCAGCTATGCGAGAGAAGTATAACGAGTTCCTAAACGAGGGAACACTTATTGTTATGGACGGAACTATCTTAGATTTAGATGCTGTCTATGATGACTTAGACGCTCATATTATTGAGCGAGATTACGACGTCCGTTCAGTCGGCTATGACCCATACGGTGCTCGTGAATTTGTCAAACGTTGGGTTAGTGAGAACGGTCAGTTTGGTGTTGAGAAAGTTATTCAAGGGGCTAAAACAGAAAGTATCCCTCTTGGTGAACTTAAGAAACTAGCTGAAGACCGACTACTATATTTCGACGAACAAATGATGTCTTTCAACATGGGTAACTGTGTTATCCTACAAGACACAAACGGTAACAAGAAGTTATTCAAGAAGAGAAGAGACCAAAAGATTGACTCGGTAGCCTCAGCAATGGATGCCCTTGTTGCATACAAGTTAAACAAAGACGTATTCGAATAGGAGGTGTATTATGTATAGAGATTACGATGAAGAACGTGATGATGAACTATACCACTATGGTAAAACCGGCATGAAGTGGGGTCATCATATTTATGCCATGGCTAAAGCTACAGCTAAGAAAGCTGCTAGAAGTGCTAGTAAGAATTTAAAAGCCGGCGGTAAATTTCTTAAAGAAAATCCAGAGTTTGCTTACGGCGTAGCTGTACCAGCCGCTGCATTTGCTGGACGAGCTACATATCAAGCCGTTAAGAAACATAATCGTAATAAACGCCAAGATAAACAAGAAAAAATGAAACGTACTCGTATTTACGATCGCTCTTCTGGTAACTACTGGAATCTTAAGAAAGAACTTACTAATAAACAATGGTTAGAAGTCAACAAACGTAAGAAAGCCGGAGAGAAGACTGGTGATATTCTTAAGAGTATGAAAGTTCTTAAGAAGTAGGTGATTCCATGAACAACGAATTAAAACACTTTGGAGTACCCGGGATGAGATGGGGCGTTAGAAAATTTATCGAGCGTAAGGATAAAGGCCGAACCCACAGAGAGCGCCTAGAGAATAAGTATCTTGAAAAAGGCTTTTCTAAAGAAGAGGCTTCTGAGAGAGCCGCCCATCGTATTCGAACCGAGAAAGCATTAGCTCTTGCAGGTGGAGTAGCCCTTACTGCGGCTGCTGCTTTTTATGCACATCATAAATATACTACTGATGAAGTCATATCGAAGAACGTCAAGTTCCAAAAAATTATGCTACTTCCCAAAGATGTTAAACCTTCAGGAAATCTGAACTACGTTGCTTTTAAACGTCGAGATAAGAAGAAGTACGAGGGGACATATTCTCAAGCTTTATTACTCGACAAAATTATGCGAGGTTCTGATGAACAAGTTAAGAAACTCACCACTCAGTTTAATAGGGATGTTAAGATAGCTTCTCCTAAAAGAGCTAGAGATACATTTAAGGATCTATATAAGAAAGATCCAGAATTTAGAAACCTCGTATCTAAAGTATCGAACATCGCCAATGCTGAGACCGATAGCACTAAAAAACAAGCTAAAGCATATAAAGCACTTGATTCCTTAGTTAAGGGTAAAAACAAGAATTTTCATGGTAAAGCTTATGATGGATTTAACGGGACGCTTGCTGGAAAAGGTGAAACTTTTGACAAACTTCGTAGCAAATATTACGAAGCACTTAAGAAGCAAGGTGTTGACGCCGTAATAGACCGCAATGACAAAGCTCTAAGCGGATATGGAACTAAGAAACCGATAATTATGTTAAGACAAATCGGCGCTAACCATAACCTTCGAGAAATGTCGATGAACGAAATTGTTGCTAAAGGACTGAGAGAGGACATTAAAACTCGAGGTCGATTCATAGCTAAATATCTTGCGGCTCCTGCGGCTGCATATCAAGTGACTAAACAAGCCACTGAGGAATACAATTACCAAATGAAAAATCGTAAGAAGAATAGACTTAAAAAATAGGAGGTGTCAAATGTCTAATCAAGAATTGAAACACTACGGAGTCTTAGGTATGAAGTGGGGTATTTCCCGAAGTAAAGAAGTACGTGGCGTTAAGAAAGCTTATAAAGAGCGAAATCGAAAAATCGGAGATGCAGCTAATAAATATATGGACGATGCCATAGCTAAGGGCGTACAACTTAACAAGGACCGAAAACAAGCTATCAAAGACGCTAAACGAAATGGCGGACGAGAAGCTGTTAAAGCCGTAAAATCTGACTACGAGAAGAGAATGCAAACTCTTAGCGATGATTTCGATAAGAGACTAGATAAGTTCGGTAGAGACTTTGATAAATCTAAGAAAACATTTAAAAGCGATAGATTCGACGCTCGAAACAAAGCCGCTGACCGATTGTTCAGAGACGGAGACTCAGCTCGTAATCATAGAATCGCCAATATGAACCTAGGTAAAGCCTTATTACAATCGTTCTTAATGGGTTCTTACGGAGCTAAGAAGTACAATACTTATAGATCTAAGGATCAAGGACGACTTAAATCAGGAGTTAAAGGATGGTTGTGGGGTGCCGGTAACGCTATCGGATACCAAATCCCAACTAGCGTATCTAACGGTAGATTCGCCGCTAACTACACTAAAGATGTGGTTAACAACAATCCTCAATTACGTAAACTTAAAGACAACGTCAAGAATAGTCCACAAGTTCGTAAAGCTCAAGACAAAGTTAACGAGTATAAATCAAAACTCAAAAAGAAAGTATCCAGATAGGAGATTAAATCAAAATGGAAGAATCATTCGGAAGTAGATTAAAGCATGCGTGGAATACGCTGCTGAACAAAGACCCGACGATGGAATACCGAAACGATTTAGGTATCTCATATTCGTACCGTCCAGACAGACCACGATTAACTCGTGGCAATGAGCGTTCTATAATTACCGCTATCTACAACAGAATTGCTCTGGATGTGGCATCTATCAAGATTAAACACGTTAGATTGGATGAGAACGAACGATTCGTCGATACTATACAGTCTAAGCTAAACAATTGTTTCTCAGTAGAAGCCAACATCGACCAAACTGGACGTGCTCTAATGCAGGACGTTATTATGTCTATGCTTGACGAAGGTGTTGTGGCAGTAGTCCCAATCGATACTGATACAGATATTTACAAACCCGGAACTTTCGACATCGAGACTATGCGAACTGCTAAAATTCTAGAGTGGTACCCAAGACATGTTAAGTGTCGTGTCTACAACGACCAAACAGGTAATCACGAAGAATTGACATTACCTAAGAGTTCTATTGCTATTATCGAAAATCCACTTTATGCGGTAATGAACGAACCTAACTCAACTCTTAAACGATTGATTAGAAAACTAAGTTTATTAGACGTCGTGGATGAACAAACTAGCTCTGGTAAATTGGACATGATTATCCAATTGCCTTACATTGTTAAGACCGAAGCTAGACGTAAACAAGCAGAAGAACGTCGTAAATTAATCGAAGACCAGTTAGCTGGTTCTAGATACGGTATCGCGTATACCGACGGTACTGAGCGTATTACACAGCTTAACCGCTCAGTCGAAAACAACCTCATGACTCAAATCGAATACTTGACTAAGATGTTATACAGCCAACTTGGGATTACCCAATCAGTTTTAGAAGGAACCGCAGATGAGAAGACTATGTTGAACTACTATACTCGTACAATCGAGCCTATTATCTCAGCAGTGGTCGACGAATTCAAACGTAAATTCTTGACTAAAACGGCTAGAACACAGCGTCAATCGATTGAGTTCTTCAGAGATCCGTTCAGACTTGTTCCTGTTTCTGAATTATCTAACATTGCTGATAAGTTTACTCGTAACGAAGTTATGTCTTCGAACGAAGTACGACAAATCGTTGGACTTAAACCGTCTAGCGACCCAGCAGCCGATGAATTACGTAACAAGAACTTAAATCCGACCGCTGGAGCTGGAATACCGCCAGAAGATCAATACTATGACGAGGAGGGAAGTCAAAATGAAGTATGACTTTAGTGGATGGGCATCGCGAAACGACTTAAAGTGTTCAGATGGCCGTACCATTAGACGTGACGCTTTCAAGGACTGTAACGGTAAAAAGGTTCCTTTAGTGTGGATGCACAAACACGACGATGTCGAGAATGTGTTAGGACACGCATATTTGGAAAACCGTCCTGAAGGTGTTTACACTTACGCTGTATTTAACCAAAGTGCAGCCGGTCAGCGTGCGAAAGAAGCAGTTCGTCATGGAGATGTTACTGCGTTATCTATCTACGCTAACAAACTAAAACAAAACGGAGGCGACGTGTTACACGGCAATATCCGTGAAGTAAGCCTAGTATTAGCTGGTGCTAATCCGGGAGCTTATATCGAAAACGTAAGTCTCGCACACGGCTCCAATGCTGATGGCGAGTTCATTCTTTATACAGGAGATGATATTGTGATTAATGACAACAATCAAGAGTTCGAATTAATGCACGAAGATAAAGGTGGTAAAACTATCCAACAAGTCTTTGATACATTAAATGAAGAACAACAAGAAGCAGTATATGCACTTATCGGCATGGCTTTGGAACAACAAGGCGAACAAATGAAACATGCTGACGAAGACGAAGATGGCGATTTAGAGTACATCGAAGACGAAGTAGAGTTACCTGAAGACGCTTCAATCGAAGACGTATTAGACACTCTAACACCACGACAACAAGATGCAGTCTATGAATTAGTAGGCGAAGCAGTTCAAGGAGGAATTGAAGAAATGAAACACAACTTATTCGAAAACGACAACATGCAAGAGCAAAACGTATTATCTCACGATGATATGCAAGCAATCTTAGCAGACGGAAAACGCTACGGAAGCTTGAAAGAGTCATTCTTAGAGCACGGTGTAACACACATCGACTACTTATTCCCAGAAGCTAAAACATTAAACAATGTTCCAGATTTCATCTCTCGTGATATGGGATGGGTTAAACGCGTTATGGGTGGAGTTAAACGCTCACCATTCTCTCGTGTTAAATCTTTATTCGCGAACATTACTGAAGACGAAGCTCGTGCTCGCGGTTATATTAAAGGTAAACTTAAAAAAGAAGAAGTATTCACACTATTGAAACGTTCTACTTTACCAACAACAATCTATAAAAAGCAAAAAATCGATCGTGATGACATGATTGATATCACAGACTTCGACGTGGTAGCATGGATTAAAGGCGAAATGCGTTTAATGTTAGACGAGGAAATCGCTCGTGCTATCTTAGTTGGGGACGGACGTGAGTCTTCAAGTGACGACAAAATTAATGAACAAAATATTCGTCCAATCTGGAAAGATGAAGAGTTATATACTGTTAAATCATTAGTTTCTGTTGACGATCCTAAAGATGGGGCTAAAGTAGCTAAGGCATTTATCCGTGCAGCTATCAAATCTCGTAAAGACTACAAAGGTTCTGGTAGCCCAGCGTTATATACAACTGAAGACGTGCTAACAGAAATGTTATTATTAGAAGACACTACTGGACGTGCTATCTACGATTCAGAAGAAAAATTACGTACAACTTTACGTGTGTCTGAAATCATCACAGTTCCAGTTATGGAGAACCAAAAACGTCAAGACGGAGCTAAGAAGAAACAATTATTAGGTATCATCACTAACATCGGTGACTACAACGTAGGTGCTGACAAAGGTGGAGCTGTAAACTTATTCGATGACTTCGATATCGACTACAATGCTCAAAAATACCTAATCGAAACTCGTTGTTCTGGTGCGTTAGTTAAACCATATTCAGCTATCGCTTTAGAAATTGAAGTGAATGAATAATCATGAGTAAATTTCACGGTATTCTAGGATTCAGCAAAACTCAGGAAGTTGAACCAGGCGTTTATGAAGACGTTATTACCGAGAAAACTTACAGCGGATATTTGATTAAGAACTACCGGCAACATGATAATTCAGGCACTGTTATCGATAACGTTAATATCAGTAACGAAATTAGTGTTACAATGGATCCTAACTTATTTGAAAACATGTTTGCGTTAACCTATGTCAAGTTCTTATTACCAGCTCTCGGCGGATATTGGAAAGTCAAGTCCGTCGATCTGCAATATCCTAACGTTCATATTTCAGTAGGTGGTGTCTATAATGGTCCTAAACCGACGAACTGAGCTACAGGCTATATTGGAGAAGACTCTAGGTAGCCGCAATGTATATTACCAACCGACCGCTACGGTCAACATGGATTATCCAGCTATTAAGTACACTAGAGAACATATTTCTACTAGAGCTGCTACAAATAGTTCGGATTATCTAAACGACAACAAATATCAACTAACCGTGATTAGTAGAAAACCAGATAACCCAGTAATCGACAAGTTATTGACGCTACCATATTGTAGTTATGACCGTCATTACGTTTCTGAGAACCTACATCACGATATTCTTACTATATATTTCTAAGGGGGAAATAGCACAATGACTAAATTAGTATGGGATGAAATCGGTAAACGATTATACGAATTGGGTGTAAAACGCCCTGTACTATACAAACCAAACACAGAAGGTAAATATGTGGATGGTGTAGCATGGAATGGTTTCACATCAGTGAACCAAAACCCATCAGGAGCTGAGTCAACTCCATTATTTGCAAACGACTCTAAATATTTAAGCTTAACTTCAAGTGAAGAATTCGGTGCTACTATCGAAGCTTACACATATCCTAAAGAATTCGCTGAATGCGATGGTTCTGCTGAACTTATCAAAGGTGTTCGTGTAGGCCAACAATCACGTAAACCATTCGGTCTTTCTTATGTTACTACTTTAGGTAACGACTTATTGAAAGAAGAATACGGATACGTTATTCACTTAGTATACGGATGTATGGCTGCTCCATCATCACGCCAATACGAAACAATCAATAAAGACCCAGAAGCTATGAAACTTTCATGGGAATTAACAACAACTCCAGTAGCTGTGGAAGGCAAACGTCCAACTGCTCACTTGGAAATTGTATCAACAGATCTTGAGAAAGACAAACTTAAAAAGTTAGAAGACATCTTGTATGGAACTGAGTCTGAAGCGGCTCGTATGCCTTTACCAGATGAAATCAAATCAATCTTAGCTGCTGGCTAATATTTCTGGGGGCCCTTAATTGGGCTCCTTTTCTTTTTAAAAATGAGAGGGGAACTTAAAATGCTAAAGAAAACTATTACTTATCAAAATTTTGCAGGAGAAACAGTCACTGAAGACTTCTACTTCAACCTAACTAAAGCTGAACTATTACAATTAGAGATGACTATGCCAAATGGTCTAGCAGCTCACATTGATAAATTAGTAGCTGAACAACGTGGAGAAGAACTATTAGACATGTTTGACCGTATCATTACTAAAGCTTATGGGGTTAAGAGTTTCGATGGTAAACAATTCGTTAAATCACAAGAAGCGCTTAACACTTTCAGATTTAGCGGCGCTTATGACCAATTATTCATGGAAATCGCTCTAGATGCTAAAGCAGCTGACGAATTTACTCGCGGTATTCTACCTAAAGACTTAGGTGTAGAACCAGCTCCTAAAGTACAAAATTTCAAGCATCACAAGAAACATAACAAATCTAGATAGGGGATTAACCAATGCTTCAGATAACCATACCTAAACAGGAGATATGGGACGATGAGAAGCAAGAGTTCACATACTTGAATGAGTGCACTATACGACTAGAACACTCCCTTGTCGCAATTTCAAAATGGGAGTCGAGATGGTGTAAACCGTTTCTTAATAACTCTAGGCAGTTGACTAACGAGGAGGTTCTAGATTACATACATTGTATGATGTTGAACAAGAATGTGGACCCTTTGGTATATTACATTCTAGCGTCCGAGTATCACGACGAAATCATCAACTATATCGACCATCCGAGTACTGCTACTACATTCTATGAGTACGATGACGGTAAGAAGAAGAGTGATGGAGAAGTTATTACTTCAGAACTTATATATTACTGGATGACGTCATACAACATACCTTTTGAGGCTGAAAAGTGGCATATTCATAGATTAATAGCACTCATAAAAATATGTAACATCAAGAATAGTCCTCCTAAGCAACGAACTAAAGAGGAAATTCTAGCAATGCAAATCCGAATTAACGAAGAAAACAAGAAGAAATTTAACACAACAGGATAGGAGTTGAAGCTAATGATTCGAATTAAACATAAAGGTGACTATTCTAAAGTAACTCGATATTTCGAGAAACTCAGCAAACGAGCCACTATCGTAGCCTTAGAGAAGTATGGTCAAATGGCAGTCGACGCATTAGCTCAAGCTACCCCTGTAAGAAGCGGACTAACCGCATCGTCTTGGCACTTCGAGATTAACAAGACTGGTAAGGGATATTCTATAGACCTATACAACAGTCACGTTAACAAAGGAGTCCCTATCGCTATTATTTTACAGTATGGACATGGCACTGGCACAGGTGGATGGGTGGAAGGTAGAGATTATATTAATCCTGCAATACAACCCGTATTCGACAAGCTAGCATCAGATGCTTGGAAGGAGGTAAGCAATGGGTAAGACCGTCGATGAACGCGTAGTTTCCATGGGCTTTGAGAACCGTGACTTCGAAAGTAATGTCAAGACCAGTATGAGTACTCTGGACCGACTTAAGCAAGCTCTTAAGTTTGACGGAGCATCTAAAGGTCTTGAGAATATCAGTTCAGGCATCAAGGGTATGAACTTCAATCCGCTAACTAGTGGTATTGATGTCGTGCGTGACCGATTCTCAGCGTTAGAAATTGCTGGGGTAACAGCTATGGTACGTATTACTAATGCTGCTATCACAACTGGTAAGAATATGATGTCGGCTCTCACCATTGATCCTATTAAAACAGGGTTCTCAGAATACGAAACCCAAATGAATGCCGTGCAGACAATTTTGGCGAATACCTCATCGAAAGGTTCTAGTTTACAAGACGTAAACCGAGCGTTAGGTGAGTTAAACACATACGCCGATAAAACTATTTATAACTTCACCGAGATGACTCGTAACATCGGTACGTTTACAGCGGCCGGCGTATCACTAGATAAGTCAGTAACATCTATCAAAGGTATTGCCAACTTAGCCGCAGTATCAGGTTCGACATCTCAACAAGCTAGTACAGCAATGTATCAGTTATCTCAAGCCTTAGCTGCTGGTAAAGTTCAGCTTATGGACTGGAACTCAGTAGTAAACGCCGGTATGGGTGGTGAAGTATTTCAAAATGCATTAAAACGTACTGCCACACAAATGGGTACGAACGTGGATGCATTGATTCAAAAATATGGTTCATTCAGGGAGTCCTTATCTAAAGGCGAATGGCTTACAGCTGACGTACTGACAGAAACTTTAACGCAGTTATCTGGTGCGTATACTGAAGCCGATTTAATCGCTAAAGGATATACTGAAGAACAAGCAAAACAAATTACCCAACTTGCTGATACAGCCGTAAACGCAGCTACTAAAGTTAAGACATTTACTCAATTATGGGATACTCTTAAGGAAGCTGCTCAATCTGGTTGGACGCAAAGTTGGCAAATTATGGTCGGCGACTTCGAGGAAGCTAAAGATTTACTAACTTCTATTTCTGACTCAGTCGGAGCAGTTATTGGTAAATCGGCAGATGCTCGAAACAAATTGTTATCCGAAGGTCTAAGTACTGGATGGAAACAAATTCTCGACCAAGGTATCAATGACGCAGATGCGTTCAAAGAGTCTATCAAATCGGTAGCTAAAGAACAAGGTGTCGCAGTCGATGATATTATTACTAAATCCGGCTCATTCGAGAAATCTCTCGGAGAAGGCTGGGTTACAGCAGATATTTTAGGTAAGTCTATCAACAAACTTACTGATGAAGTATCTGGTTTATCCGAAGAAGAACTTAAAGCTCGCGGATATACATTGGATTCTGTTAAAGCTCTTAAGTCTTTAAATGAACACGTCAAAGATGGTTCTATTAATCTAGAAGACTTTGCTAGACGTATGTCTCGACAATCTGGTCGGGAGAATATGATTGAAGGCTTCAAGAACGCTTTCCAATCTCTCGGACAAGTAGTCACAGCTTTTAAAGAAAGTTTTAGAGAATTCTTCCCAGCTACAACCGGTGAACAACTCTATAACTTAACTGTTAAATTTAAACAGTTCACAGCGAGTCTAAAACCTAGCGAAGAAGCTATGGAGAAGATTAGAACTACATTCCGTGGGTTCTTTGCCGCGTTAGACTTAGTTCGTTATGGATTAGGTCAACTATTAAAACCTTTCGCTGAATTCTTTGGCGGAGGACTACTCCAAAATATTGGTAGTAAATTCCTAGATATTTCAGCATCTATGGGTCAGTTCTTCATTGACCTTAATAAGAACGTTAAGTCGAATGGAGCTTTCCAATATTTACAAGAAGTTATTACTAATGTGTTAACCACTATTTCCGGTGTTATTAACGAATTTATCGGTAAAATGGGCGGAGTGAAACAAGGAATTACTGCCACTGGACATGCTATTGGTGGCGTGTTCGGGTGGCTTAAGAACTTCTTATCTCCAGTAGTGGAATGGTTCCGTAGCAATCTTACTGTCAAGAATATGCTCGCTGGTTTAGCCGGTGGAGGTATCATCGCCTTAATTCAAGGTTTCCGTAACACATTTAAGAGTTTCGCAGACACCCTTGACGAAATCAAGGAGAAAGTATCAGGATTCATGGGAGGCGGTAAAGAGAAAGCCGCATCCGGATTTAAAGAATTCATGAGTAGTATCCAAAGCTCACTAAGTAACTTCTCACAAGGTGTTAAAGTGGTATCTGTATTGGCTATCGCAGCCTCCGTTACTTTATTAGTAAGTGCTATCGAGAGATTATCTAAACTTAACCCGGAACAAGTCGCTGGTGGTATTTTCACTATCTCAGTGATGATGAAGGTCTTAAACAAGGCCTTTAAAGACTTAGTATCCTCCGTAAAGGACTACGGTCAACTGAATACAGTCAAAGCTGCTGTCTCGATGATGCTGATGGCTCAAGCCGTCAAAATGCTCGCTAAAGCAGTAGAAACATTCGGTAACATGAACTGGGAACAATTAGCTAAAGGTCTTATTGGAGTACGAGTAGCTATATCTGGATTGACTAAAGGTCTATCTGCTATTAAAGACGTTAAGATTTCACCAGTTACCGCAGTATCTCTATTAATCCTGGCTGAGTCTATTAAGATATTAGGCAAAGCTGCTCAAATATTTGCAAATATGAGCTGGGAAGAAATAGGTAAAGGACTAGCAGGTATGGGCGGAGCTTTAGCTGAATTCGTCGGAGCCTCTGCTATCCTAAATAAATTCTCAGGTGGTAAAGCTATTGGTGGAGCAACATCCATTCTAATCATGAGTATCAGTATGGGTATGATTGCTAAACATCTTAAGTCTCTAGGAGACATGAGCTGGGAACAAATTCAACGTGGCTTAACCGCTATGGGTGGAGCGCTATCTGAATTTGTCGGAGCTGCTGTTATTCTACAACAATTCTCAGGGTTCGGCTCTATATTAGGAGCTACTTCTATATTAATACTGGCGTCAACACTAGACGAGATATCTACTAGTATTAAGAAATTAGGCTCAATGAGTTGGAAGACTATCCAACGTGGCCTAACTGCTATGGGCGGTGCTCTAGCTGAACTAGTCGGAGCCGCTGTTATTTTACAGAAATTCTCTGGATTTGGTTCTGTAGCCGGTGCCACTTCTATCCTTATCATGTCTAAGACATTAGATGAGATTTCTGAAAACCTTAAGAAACTCGGTTCGATGAGTTGGGAACAAATCGGCCGTGGTCTAAGTGCTATGGGTGGCGCACTAGCTGAATTAGCTGGAGCTGCTACTATTGTAGGACGATTCGGAGGTTTTAGCTCTATTCTCGGAGCGGAGTCTATTAATATTCTAGTTCAAACACTAGACGAGATTTCTGAAAACATGAGAAAACTTGGCTCTATGGGCTGGGAACAAATCGCTAAAGGACTTACAGGAATGGGCGGAGCGTTAGCCGAATTAGGTACTGCTGCATCAGCCGTAGGTAACTTCGGTGGTTTCGGCGCTATTCTTGGAGGAACTTCTATATTGATAGCCGTACAATCCCTAGAGCCAATTGCTGAAGCCCTGACCAAACTATCAGGATTATCATGGGATGACATTGGTCGTGGCTTAGTCGCTATGGGCGGTGCTTTAGCAGAACTAGGTACTGCTGCCGGTTTAACTGGTAACCTAGGAGGATTCATGTCCTTAATAGGTGGATTGTCTCTAGAGTCTGCTAGTGCTAACATTGATAAGTTGGCGGAAGCTTTCGTCAAAATGGCGGGATTATCATGGGATGAAATCGGTCGTGGCTTGAGCGCTATGTCCGGAGCCCTTGGTACTTTAGCCTTAGGCGGTTTCGCTAACACACTTTCAATCATCGGTTCTATGTCTATTTCTGCAGCAGCCGAACCTTTAGGAGTATTAGCTGACTCTGTTAAGAAGTGGGCTGATGTGACAATTCCTGAAAATATGGGATCACAATTAGTTCAGTTAGCTCAAGGCATATCTGCATTCACGTTCTCCGGATTTGGTTCTGGAGCTATCGCTGGATCCGCCGAACCTTTAGGAGTATTAGCTGACTCAGTTAAGAAATGGACTGACGTTACCGTTCCAGAAGGCATCGCTAAGAATTTAGGTGATTTGGCGGAAGGCGTTAACCGTTTCTCATTCTCTGGATGGGGTTCAGGAGCTATAGCTGGGGTCGCAGAACCTTTAGGCGCAATGGCTGAATCTATCAAGAAATGGGAAGGTGTAAATATCCCTGAAGGTATGAACAAAGGTCTTGGCGATTTAGCCGAAGGTGTCAACCGCTTCTTCTTCTCAGGATGGAGTGCTGGAGCTATTAGCGAAGTAGCCGAACCATTAGGTACTTTAGCTGAGTCTATAAAGAAATGGGAAGGTGTAACAATCTCAGAAGACGCCGTAACCACGTTGGATATTTTAGCTAGAGGTATAGGCAAACTTTGGTCTGGTCAATTAGGTGCTGGAGTAATCTCTGGACTAGCCGAACCATTAGGTACCTTAGCCGATTCTGTCCGTAAGTGGCAAGGTCTTATTATCGCTGATTCTACATTAAGCTCATTTAGTAAACTATCTGAGATTATTAAGAACTTCGGTAGTACACAACTAGGTGGATTATCCGACGGTTCTATACAAACTGCAGTAGACACCATGAAGAGTCTAGTAGATACCGTAAACTCTATGGGTTCTATAGACTTAGGATCTATCGACAAGATTAAAGAAGCTTTCGACAAGCTTGGTTCTATCGGTGGAGAAGGTGTCGCTGAAGGACTTCAAAATGGAACCGAAACCATTAAAACGGCATTAGAAAATATGATGTCCGAAGTCCAAACAGCTATGGAGTCAGGATTAGGTAACTTTAAAGACTCTACTTCTACTTTAGGCTCAGACATCTCAACTGATATTTCAGAAGGTTTAACCACTGGATTAGAAGCTATTGGACCAGCTATCGAAGAAGCTATGTCCACTTTAGAGACTACATTAACTGAGAAAGCATCTACTGACTTGTCATCAGCTATAACTGAGTCACTAAAGGGTAGTCTTGGCGACTTATCTGGAAGTATTACCACAGCTATTAGCGAAGCGTTAGGGTCTATCGGAGATATTTCTGCTGACTTTGACGGAGTCGGTAACCGTATCGGCGAGTCTCTTGCTGCTGGTATTTCTGTCTCAGGAGCGTCTGTTTCGTCAGCTATCGAAGGAATTATTTCTAACGCTAGCTCATTAGTCGCTTCACACGAAGGAACATTCACAGCAAATGGTACTAAGTTAGGTAGTGGGTTAGCTACTGGTATTGGAACTGCGTCTTCTAAAGTCCGTTCAAGTATCACTAGTACATTATCGGCAGCAGTGTCTGCGGTAAGCTCATATTACTCTAACTTCTATAGTGCTGGTGGACGATTAGCTCAAGGTTTAGCTAACGGTATCGATGCGAACGCTTATATGGTCGCTGCTAGAGCATCAGCTATGGCGTCACAAGCCGCTAGTGCAGCTAGAGCAGCTTTAGATATTCACTCACCTTCTCGTGTATTCTACGCGATTGGTCGATTCGTAGTATCAGGTTTCGCTAACTCATTAAACGATGGTGGAGACTATATTTACGATACAGCTATGTCTATGGCTAATGCTGCTAAAGATGGTATGAATAAGGGTCTAGATTTCGTCGGATCATTACTAGACTCTACAATGAATAACAATCCGACAATCACACCTGTCCTAGACTTATCCAGCGTTAAACGAAGCGCAAGTGCTCTAGGAGGGTTACTTGGAACAGACCCGCTGTCCGCTACTTTAACTAGAGCGGTATCAGTCGGAGATGTTTCACCAAACCGTCAAAATGACATTGGTACTAAGGTAGCCACTGCTATCTCAGACCTTAAGAAAGTTATGGACAGCACAGGTAATACTTACGTTATCGACGGTATTACTTATGATGATGGTTCTGCTGTGTCAACAGCTATGGAGTCACTCATTCGTGCTGCTAGAATTGAAAGGAGAGTATAATCATGAAGGTAGCTAACCTGCGTATCGCCGTACAATCCGGCGGTTCAAGTACTATATTTGCCGCATGGAACTTCGCTAAGAACACTGGTTCTGGTGGAGCCCCTGTGAACGGAGATATCGTACGAATTAAAAGCGGATCTACATGGTATAATGGGGTAGCTATTGACTCATGGGTATTTAACTATCGTTGGTATATTCGTGAGTTGATTGGTAAGCGCGCGGTAATCGACAAATCACCGGACAGCGGTAGCTACTCAATCATGAGTCCTATCTCCATTGGAAGTTTAACAAAAGAAGGAACTAGTACCGACAGTGCTAATGCCGAACATCTAGACCATTTCGCGGTCAGATGGGAATATAACACTGGTGATGGTGTCTGGTTCAAAGCGTCAGAGTCTACCACTAAAGACGAAAACGCAACATATTCTTACCCTTCTAATGCTATACTAGTGCGATGTATCGTATCTCCTGTATCTAAAACATACGGAGAGGGTAAGGAAACTAAGTCTTACTGGACGGCTGAAGATACTACTGCTGAATTTGTGGTAGGCGACAGTCCTCCGACTAAGCCTTCATCAGCTCCAAATATCTCTATTGACCAAAACTATATGTTGAAGTCTACCGTGGATAATATTTCTGACTCTCGTACGGACGCCCTACAGTTTGAACTGTATAATGGCGACAACCGTATAGACGGAGGTGTAGTGTCTGTTGTAACAGCACGCGCTACGTATTACAGAGCAGTATCGCCTGGCGGTAAATATAGAGTACGTTACAGAGCTGTAAACTATGTCGCAGGAACACCTGTGTATAGTGACTGGTCTCCATATTCTGGTGAGACCGAAACAGCCCCTGATGGGGTATTAGGAGTTACTGTGGAAGTTGAGTCTGAAACTACCGCAAGTCTTAAGTGGAAAGCCGAACCTACGGCTACAAGCTATGTCGTAGAGGCATCTACTGACGAGCGATATTTCGACAGTTCTTCCGAAGTTAAATCTCAAACGGTAACAGCTAACAGTGCATTTATGACTGGACTTACTAAAGGTAAACGCTGGTTCTTCCGAGTTCGTTCAAAGAACTCTCATGGCGAGTCTCCATGGAGTAATCTAGTCAACACTGTTATTGGTACTAAGCCAGAACCGCCGACGACTTGGTCTCTAACGTCCAATGCTGCAGTGGGTGATAACCTAGTCTTATATTGGGTACACAACACTGAGGATGGTTCAAAAATGGTTGGTGCCGAAATCGAACTAATTATCAATGGAGTAAAATCCACTAAGATAGTTACAGCCGAACAATCAAAAAGTGATAGGGAAAAAATACACACTTACAAAGTCGATAATAGAGAATATCGTACTGGCGGTAAAATTGAATGGCGTGTTCGGACGACTGGCGTTACTAAAGAATTTAGTGACTGGTCAACTCAACGCGTGATTAATATTTACACTCCGCCTACTGTAGAAATCCGACTTGGCGAGGGTAACAAACCTAACTTATTCCGTGGGGCCGATATGTTTACTGGTGACTGGATCAATCTTACAGATTACCAAGTAATTTCTGACAGACATAAAGGCCACGCAGTAGCTAGAACTAAAGCTATGAATAAGGGTCTTACCCAAAAGATTGCCGTCAAAGCGGGACAAAAATTCCTATTTAGCGCATATGTTAAGAGTAGTAATCCTAACGATACTGCTATCATATTTAACGCTAACATCGACGATACTATCGATAACCAAGTGACCTTGACTGACGCAATTCACGTAACTGTATATGAGGAATGGATCTTAATGAGCTACGATATTACTATCGATAAAGACGGTTATATTATGCCAAGGTTCAGTAAATTCGATACGGGAAGCGGTCCGGACGACCATTACCTATTTGTGAGTGGTATGGATTTACGCGAGAAAGCTGAAGGTAACCAAGGTGGGGACGGAACAATCCGCAACTACCCAATCCCATTCAGTATCACAGCTAGACCAGCTACTCAAAGAGCAGTAACTACTCATATTAGCGTTATTGCTAAAGACAGTTATGAAGTAGTGTCAAGTACCGGTGAGCGTAAAGTTATTAGTGCTGACTCAGAGGTATATTCTAGAGTTCACGTAATGACAGACAACGAGTTATATCAGGAACTAACTCCTAAAGATATTACTCTAGTGAACGGCCAATCGTATTATTTAAAGGTCTCAGTATCTATGGATAGCGGATTAGTCGCTCAGTCACAACAATTATTAAATGTTAGATGGTCAGGTACCGATTATTTACCAGATGGTTTCGTGGAATACGACAGCAAAAATATGAGCGCTCGTATTAGACCTTACTGTTTCGACTTAGAAGGAAATATGCCACGTAACGTAACCTTAACGGTATTACGTATTAACGCCAACGGTAGCTTAACCTTAATCGGTTCTGGCATTGACAACGACGGTAGCGCAGCAATTGTAGACCCACACCCTACTCTAGATTACGCTAGATATCGTGTAGTATCTACTGATATTGTGACAGGTTTGAACGAATATTCAGACTTAGCACCACTACCTATCCACGACCCAGCGATTGTTATTCAATGGGACGAACCGTGGAAACCATATTCTAAGGACGACCAATACAGACCTGAGAGTCAAATTCATGGCTCAATGGTTAGACTTCCCTATAACGTAGACGTTAGCGAGAAGTTCAATGTGGATACTGTCCTTACGGAATACATCGGTCGCAAAAACCCTGTGAGTTATTATGGTACTCAGAAGGGTGTGTCTGCTACATGGAATACTGATATCCCTAAAGAAGACAAAGACCTTATTTATCAACTAAGACGACTTGCTGAATACTCTGGCGATGTGTATGTCCGCGAACCAAACGGCAGTGGATATTACGCAAGCATCAGCTTGTCTTTTAGTATCAAACACAGAGTACTAGTGGTACCTATATCAATCGAAGTTAAGAAAGTGGAGAGTGGTGAAATATGATAGATTGGACTAAGAGTATGACGCAGACTTTCGAATTTTACAAAGTCGACGTTCACACTTGGGAAGACATCGAGCCTTTGGACGCAGTTAAATCTTGTCGAATCACTCGCGACGAGACTAACGAGACCTTAGAGCACGCCACTTTCGACTGTACGACTCAGCTTGACGAACAGTACATCAGGGTATATCTCATAGTAATTCAAAATGGAGTAAAAGAGAAATTACCTCTAGGGACCTTTTTAGTGCAAACCCCATCTGTCGGATTTGACGGAAAGCAATTTTCTATCTCACTTGATGCATATTCACCCTTGCTTGAACTCAAAGACGACTATCCCACATTGGGGTACACACTCCCTAAAGAGACTAACATTACGGATATTTCCTACCGTATTTGTAGAGAACACTCTAGAGCAATTTCGGTTTACACTCCAAGCGATAAGAAGTTATTTTCCGACTTCGTGGCTAACACTAAGGATAATTGGCTAACTTTCATTAAGGATTTATTACCTAAAGCAGGTTATCGCATAGCTCTAGACGAGCGTGGACGCATCTTATTTAGTCCTATTACGGACGTATCGTCCTTACAGCCTGTCTGGACATTCGATGATGGCAACAGTTCAATCCTTAATCCAAATATCCGAGATGAACGAGATTTATATGGTGTACCTAACGTGTTAGAAGTTATATATTCTTCTGACGGGTCTACTATCGTATCGCGAATTGAGAATACCGACCCTGCTAGTCCAGTGTCTATTCCTAATCGTGGTCGCAGAGTCATGAAACGTGACACTAGTCCAGACATTGTTGGGCGTCCCTCTCAAGAATATCTGGACGAATACGCTGTGAAAAAATTAAGAGACTTATCTAGTCTCGAGCACAAGGTTACTTTCTCTCATGGGTTCTGTCCTGTGAGGGTTGGCGACTGCGTGATGCTGGATTACAGACGTTTCGGTCTCAATCAAGTTAAAGCTAAGATTATTTCCCAGAACATTAAGTGCGGGACTGGCTGTACGATTGAGACGACTGTAGTCTATACTACTAATTTATGGAGGTGATATTAATGGCCGAGTTATCGAGACATTTGATGAAAGAGTTTGCTACTCTAACTGCTGGTGATAAAAAGCCTGAAGTGTCTAATACCGTTCGAGGTACCGTTGTCGTAGACGGTGAAAATAAATACGTAGCGATTGACGGCTCGTCTGTTAATACGCCTATATCTGAAATTATTGATGCTCGACAAGGTGACCGCGTGTTAGTCACTATTGAAAACCACGTGGCTACCGTTGTTGGGAATATTTCTAAACCGCCTTCAGCATATAAGGAGCAAGAGGCTATCACTCGTATCACTGATACTAGTCGTGAGTTATCTTCTCAAATTACTGAAGTGCGAACTAACACTGAGACTAAGGTCGAGGAGTTGAAAACAAAGGTAGACAGTATCGGTAACGTATCCGACTTATCAGCAGTAGACAGTCGTATTACCGCAGCCGAGAATAAGGCTACCGAGGCAGCTACTAAAGCAGATGCTGCTAAAACAGAACTAGAGAAACAAAAAGAACTCCAAGCTGCACAAGCTAAAGCTCTGGAAGACCAGATGCTTATTACTAAACAAGAGTTAGAGGCTAATGCGGCACTAGCTACTGCAAAAGAATTTGATGAGAAATTTAAAGCATTTATGGAAGCTAATGATAAGGACCGTAAACAAGCTGAGCGAGACCTTATCACTATGGCTGCTCGTATGGAGCTTATTCAAGCTAACTTAGAAAATATGACAGCTGTATGGAACGCTATCGACACCGCTATGAAATTCTCAAATGAAGGATTAGCTATTGGGGAACGTTCTGGGGACAGTTATATTTTGGTCAAGCCAAACCGTATAAGCATGTTCTCAGCAGGTTCAGAGGTAATGTATATTGCTAATGGGGTAATCCACATCGATAACGGGGTGTTTACTTTGAGTTTACAAATCGGTTACTATGTGGAGTCTCAGTACGAA